AAATTAAAATCAAAATACGAAGCGGACTTCAATAAAACCAAAAAGAAAATTATAAATAATCCCGACTTAAGTAAAAAAGAAAAGCAAAGAGAATTTCAACGATTGAAGCGATCATGTGTAAATTGCAAAAAAATCGGTGGAACCTTGTTTACTAACTCTTTAAACGAGGATGGATCGAGACATTTAAAAGCGAGGTGTGGAAATACAAAACCATGTGATTTAAATATTTCGCTTGAAATCTCTCAATATTATTTGTTTGGCGACGTATTAGCCGAAAATGAAGCAGATATTAAACAATATAAGAACGAAATAATACAATATAAGAACGATATTCTTTTTGGTTATGCATCAAAAGAGAGAACATTAACCCTGTTTGATAACTTGGCCAAGAAAATATCGGATAGTATGGAACTATACTCGAGTTACTTGGAGGAATACAAATCAATAACCGATAATGAAGATAAAAAACGAATACTTAGTGAGAAAAAATCGGAAAGTTATCTTTATTTACAAAACATCAAAAACGCCGTAGACGAATTTAACAAAACAGGAAATAATCAATTTGTAACAGATGCCGTTTCAATTTACGTGAACAGTTTAAAACCACTAGCAGATGAAATAGTACATTTAAAATATAAGCAAAATGTAGTCAGATATAATGAAGAAACCATGCAGTATCATTTAATTCAAACGAATTATGTGATTGATGATTTAGAATTTAATATAGTTGAAAACAAAGTGATTGCAGATAATAATTCGATCCCAGAGTCCACATAATAAAAAACAAAAAACAAAAACAAAAAACAAAAACAAAAAACAAAAACAAAAAACAAAAACAAAAAACAAAAAATATAATTTACTATTGTAAACATGACGGTATTAAAATTATATGTAATAATCGAGGCCATTTTCAAATGGCGACAAAACCGCAAAAACCCATCGAACATTTAACACAACCAATTCAAATAATATATCTTAATATATTATCTTAGTATATTAGTACAATACAAATGATATTGAATTATATTTCACTTCCCGTATTTTTGATAAGTTTCGCAATAGGCATATTTTTTGTCTACATTTTAGGACCTGAAATAAAACATATTCACATATACCCATCTCCCGAAAATGTAGATAAATTACTATTTAAGGATAAAGCAGACAATTGTTTTTACTTTGAAGAAAAGACGGTTGAATGCCCAAAAGACGCGAGTTTAATATCTAGTATTCCGATACAATAATATAAAAAAATCAGATTATTATTATATTGTTCAAATATAATAATAATGGGGCTGCATTTATCAAAATTTGTACATAGTTCATCCGGTAAAATAATAATGTCTATTCTGTTAGGATTTGGTCTTGCATCGTTTTTTAGAACGATGTGTAAAAACAAAAGGTGTCTCGTTTTTAGTGCTGCACCATTATATGATTTAACGCAAAAAATTTATAAAGACGGCGATAAATGTTTTTCGTATGTACCACATGCAACAAAATGCTCAAAAGACAAAAAGATTATTCCGTTTTATAGTGATGATCCAAACTAAAAACGTTATATTGCGTAATTAATATATTTTTAAATCATTAAGATATAATAATTATGTCAGACACTACTAATATAAACGATTTGCGGACAGATCCGGTCGGTGGGAACTCTCATAATATTTCATTAAATGCCTCGGAAACCATGGTACCAAGCAATGATATGGGCAGTCCCACCCAAGGCATTAATTTAGACGAGTCAACTATTAATCAAATAATAAATGGAATACAACAAGCGGGAATGAGTGGAGCTACACAATTAAAGAGTAGAGATATTCCAATGAATCCTTCGAGCGTGATGAACGATCCAAATGTTCAACCAAACTATGTTCCCCAACCTACTAATCATGAAGATTATATTGAAGATTCGGAAACGACAAATGATATGTTAGAAAACTACAACAGAAACCTCAACAGAAGCTCATCTATAGACGATATATATAGTGCAATCCAAACGCCGTTACTTCTTTCGGTCTTGTATTTCTTGTTTCAATTGCCGTTTTTCCAAAAACATTTATACAAATCGGTTCCTATATTATTTTCGTCGGACGGTAATTATAATTTTAATGGACTAGTTACAAAGAGCATATTGTTCGGAATTTCTTATTATATTTTGAATAATATAATGGAAATTGTAAATACGTTTTAGCGAAGAAACACCAATTTCAAGAAACCCTAATTCTCGTATTAATTATGTAAATTTATTATTTTGCATAATTAATTAATATTTAATGAAAGAATACATAAACAAATTAATTGACAATTTGCCAGACAATATAACCAGGACAAAAACGCCGATTATAATCGATTTAGTATTAGATGGTGGTGCCTTTAATGGTAGTTATTTATCGGGTGCGTTGCAGTTTTTGAAGGAAATGGAAAATCGTCGTTTCATAAAAATAAGAAGAATATCTGGTTGTAGTATTGGATCATTATCCGCGTTCTTATTTTTTGTAAACAGATTAGACGTGACCGAACATTTTTCAAAACTTTCAATGATTGATTTCAAAAAAACGAGTCAATTGATTATTATAAAGGATATAAAAACCCATATACTACATTTAATACCAGACAATTTCGAAGAATTACTTAATGAAAAAATGTTTATATCATATTATAATTTAAAAAAAAACAAAAAGGTTATCAAAAACACCTATAAATCGAAAGACGATATAATCGATTCAATTATCAAATCGTGTTTTTTACCTTTTATAATAGACGGGAACATATGTTTCAAAAACAAATATGTAGACGGTCTGAACCCTTATTTGTTTGAAACCGAAAAAGGTGTAAAAACATTACATCTAGACCTGTTTGGGTTTGATAAGTGTATTTATATGTTGAATATAAAACACGAAAAATCGGCAACGCATAGAATCTTGTCTGGATTACTAGAAATACATAATTTTTTTGTAAAACAGACTAATACCTCGATGTGTAGTTATGTGAATGATTGGTGGTTAACACATAAAATATATTTTTTATCGAGAATCGTCCTCGAAAAAACGGTTATATTTATAATTATATGGTTAATACAAATATACAAATGGTTAAAACCTATGATAGAAAAATCGACTTTATTAAAAATTACTAATTCGGTTATAAAAGAGATTTTTATAATAATTTGTAAACGTTATTTTTTGTAAACGTTATTTTTTATAAACGTTCTTTTTTTCTATTATTTCCGTAAATCAAATCTCGTAGACTTTTTTTCTTAGTCGTTTTGTTATTACTGCGTTTTCTGGTGTTTTTTTTGTTGAACGATTTTTTNGTGTTTGGTTTATAATTTCTCCTTGTTTTAGAGTGAGGAGTTTTGCCCATGGTCATTTCTGGTTTATAACTTAAAAACCATTCTTCAAATTCTTTAGAGTCTCTATTATCTTTCAATTCCTTATATTTCAAACTTTTATGGGCCCTCATTTCTTCAACCGTTTCTTGATGTCCGTAACAATTTATACTAAATCGTTTTAATAAGCCTTTTTGAGCCAATCTATTTTTTTGTTGAACCTGAAAAAGAAATTGTGACATGCACAAAATTCTATCCGAGAATTGCGTATAATATTGTCTATCTGCGAATAAAAAGGCAAGATTAAAACTCAACATGGTATCGATCGTCGCGATTTTCACTTTATTATTCTGAATATTTAAAACATTATAACTATGACACGCAATAGGTTTGTATATAAATGCGATGGTATCCTTTCCCACTAATATTTCATAATGTATAGGAATGATTTCGCCGACTGGTTCTCTTCTGATAATTTTTACATTATGTATGTTAATATCTTTTAAACGTTCTTTCACAATTTCCGCAGTGGTCTCGGGGTCGGACGACAAAACATCAAAATCGGCGAAATTTTGTAGTTTATGCTTTAAATGTGCCGGCATATATTGCGAATACAAAGATATGGCATACCCGCCAAAAAAAACCACCCCTTGATTGACGAATGTATTTTTTACATTATTATAAATCTCATTCTGATTTGATTTATTTGCCATTTCTCTCTGGAAATCAATTTTATTACATTGTTTTGATTTTAATGGGTAATTTTTGTTCAGTAGACTGAGGCGTTTTAAAACCTTTTCCCATCGACTAATATCTCCGGCAGGCCTAGATAATTCCAAATACATGGACATTCTTAGAAAATTGGGCGGTGCATACAAAATACCACCGACCCTAACCGCTTCTTTTTTGATTGAGTTAAATATTTCTTTATTTAATTGAGTGATATCCGCGACGGGTATGTAATTCACAAAAACCTTGTATGTACCATAGTGCTGGCCCGATTTAGCTTCTACATCAGAATAACCTTCGCGGTAGTAAATATCGGCAAGCACTTTTGCGTCTTCCAGTGCATTGGCAGAAAAAAAATCATAATCTGGTATCTCTACATCTTTATTATAAAATTTATCCGCTTCGGGCAAAATGTTATTGATGGCGGTTCCTCCATAACAAATCAAACTTTTCTTTTTCAAAAAGTTTTCTACAATTTCAATTATTTTTTTGATTTCGGGTGAATTCGCGGTTCGCTTTCCAATTTTCTCATCGGCTTTGTCTACCGCCATTCTTAAAATGGTTAATTCACAGTCTTCAAATGTTACGCCTTTACATATATTTTCTTTTTTCATAATTTCTTTATATAATAAAGAAAGATTATTTATACAAAAACGGTAATGTTAATGGCCGTTCTCATGTCAAGGTCTGGATGTTCGTTTGAAACCCGCGCGGCTTCTAATTTAAATGCGTATAATATACTCCTTAACTCAATTGGCGACCACCACAAAATATTTTTGTAAATGGGTTGAGAATCAAGATAAATGATTTCGCGAAAAACGTGAAAGGTTACCTGTTTTGCCATATCGGAAGTTTTGTTTGACTGTAAGTTAAAACAACTTCGGGTTCTTTTCATAAATGATTAATAAGTATAAATATAATTTTTATTCATTTTTATGTTTATTATGCGTAATTAATTAAAAGTCGAAACTATAAAAATCTGTAGAAGCATTACGCGTTGCATAAGAATATTCGGCCTTTTGTGGTGTAGGGTCTGCTATAGTGACGCTTGTAAATCTAAGCCTGGCAGGTTTTAATGCAAACGCATAGGTAGCTCTATCAAACAAGAGCGCATTTTCCTCGAGAAAATTATCTACGTATTGATATCGCATCGCTATCATTTGGCACCCATATTCCCTACATAACATACCACTTGGATTTGCAGGATTACTATCCTTATTAGGAAATACAATAGTCATTCCACGTTTGTTAAAGTTTGTCAGTTCATTTACATCTGGGTTATTTTGCACATCGCTATAATTATATGTTCTCATAAAAACGGAATTGCTGGCCAAGTTTACATATTCCATCAACGTTTCGTTTTGAATAAAGGAATTGTTTATTTTGTCTACAATAAGAACGCATTTGTTCATTAATTTAGTAATGGGCGTGTTCCCCATATTTGTATTCGTGTTTTCATAACTATATTCTTTACCCAACATAATATCGTCGTATGAAGAAAATATTTTACCCAAATTAGTATACATGGTTTGATTTGTACTCATAATCCTTAAGTGTATTATTATCGGGTCGTTATTATTGGGTGCGGTTCCGCTACTAAATGCATAATTCGCAATGGTGCTCATCACCTCGCCAAAGTCGACATAATTGAATGTTTCTTTCACATAATAACTATCCGATGTACTTGTTGCCACCACTGGGTTATTATTAATAGAATAAATTTCAAAATCAAGACCTCTTACTCCTTCCTTTAAAATACTTTTTAATGCGCAAACATCAACAAAATTATTTTTGTAACTTCCNCCCGAACATGCNTTATAGGCAGTTTTGATATAATAATCAAATAGATTACCAGAACAATCGGGGTCGCTGGGATCAATGGACCTAATGTTTCCATCTATAGAAGAATACAAATTATTCATATTGGTACAATCCGCGGCTTCTAATCGTCTTATATAAACGATATAGGCGATGATAATTATCAAACTAATAAAAATAAACATTAATAGAATATAAGAAACAAATTTTTCATTCATATTAT